TATGAAAACTACCTTAAACAAATTGCGGATTTAGAAAAGCAATATACTCTTGAGGCAGAAAATACTCAAGCCGAAACGGAGCAACAAAAATTAAATCTTTGGTATAGAAGGCAAAAAGAAGAAATTGATCGCATAACAAAAGCAGGCGGCGAAAGAAACAATTTGTATGCTTTACTTGAAATTCAAAGAGCTGCAAAGCAAGAAGAGATAAACAAAAAAGCAGCTGAAGAAGAGCAAAAGATTTTAGATGCTAGACTTGCTGCTCAAATGCAATTTGTTGATGCTATTCAAGGAGTGCTTCAAGGATTAGGTGCTTTGTTTGAACAAGGTAGTGCGGAGGCTAAAGCATTTGCATTGTTAGATATTGCGGTAGGAACTGCAAAAGGATTTATTCAAGGATTAGATATTGCACAAAAATCTGCTGCGGCAACTGGTCCTGGAGCAGCGTTTGCTTTCCCTATATTTTATGCACAACAAATTGGTGCAGTTTTAGCAGCGGCTGGAAGAGCAAAAGCAATTTTAGCATCAAGCTCTGCATCTTCATCGGGCGGAGGATCAGCATCAGCTCCTTCAGCACCGCAAGCTCCATCATTTAACGTTGTTGGTAACTCAGGTGCAAATCAAATTGCACAGACAATAGGAATGCAATCGCAATCTCCAATTAAGGCTTATGTGGTATCTAAAGATGTAACAACTCAACAAGCATTGGATAGAAATATAGTTAAAAGTGCAACTTTAGGATAGTGAAAATAAAACAAGGGTAATTTTTAAACGTTTATGCCATATGAGAATTGTAGAATTAGTTATTGAAAAGGACTTAGATGGCATTGATGCCGTAAGTCTTGTAGATGCTCCAGCAATCGAAGAAAACTTTATTGCTTTGGCAAAAGAATATAAAATGGATTTAGCTGAAGTAGATTCTGAGAAGCGTATTCTTATGGGTGCTGCTTTAATTCCTAACAAGCAAATCTATCGCAAGCACGGCAAAGATGAGTTTTATGTTTTCTTTTCTGAGAACACGGTTAAGAAAGCAAGTGAGTTATTTTTACAAAATGGCAATCAGTCAAACGCTACATTAGAACATAAGACAAAGTTTGATGGTGCAACGGTTGTTGAATCTTGGATTATAGACAACCCCGAAATGGATAAGTCAAAAGCATACGGATTTTCATTACCAAAAGGCACTTGGATGATTTCAATGAAAATTGAAGATGACAAAGTTTGGAGCGATGCTAAAGAAGGCAAATACAAAGGCTTTTCAATCGAAGGATACTTTGCAGACAAGTTAGAAATGTCAATGCAAGAAATTGAAGCAGAAAATATAATAAACGAAATACTAAACATTTTAAAAGATGGCAAGTAAAAAATCAAGTCCACAAGCAAGCAATAAAGAGGCTTGTCTTTGTGAAGATGGCACATACTCAAAGGAGTGTTGCAAAGGAGAAGAAATCAATCAAGGCATAGGTGCTTTAGTTGGTCAAGGATCTTCAGTTGTAATTAATACAAACGAGCCTCGCACAGTAGGCTCAGGAAGCTAGTAAATTAAAACAAATAAATAAATGGAATACAAGAACAAATTAAACCAAATCAAGGCACTTTTGTCTTTAGAGGTTAAACTTGCTCAGATGAAGCTAGAAGATGGCATTACTGTCGTTGAAGCAGAATCATTCGAGCCTGAATACTCTATCGGCATTGTGACTCCTGATGGTATTGTACCGATGCCTGTTGGAGAGTACGAATTAGAAGATGGTTCTATGGTTAAAGTTGAAGTTGAAGGAGTTATTGCTTCTATTGGCCCGAAAGCTGAAGAAGTAGGCCCTGAGAACGAAGCAGCACCTGAAGAAGTAGTTGCTCCAGAAATGGAAGCAGAAGCATCTGCACCACAACCTAAAAGAATCGTTGAATCAGTTTCAAAAGAAACATTCTTCGAATCTCAATTAGCAGAATTAAAGGCTGAATTAGATGCTTTAAAAGCAGAAAACGATGCATTGAAATTATCTGCTCAGGTTAAAGAAGAAGAAGTTCAGTTAGCATCTGAAGAAGAAGGAGCTGAGCCAATCGCTTTTAATCCTGAATCAGCAATCAAGCCTGAAGGTTTCCGTTACGCAAAGAATCGTACAAAGAACATTCAGGATTCAGTTTACAACAAATTATTCAACTAAATTAATTAAAATAAGAAATGGCAACTACAACGTCAATCACAACAACTTACGCTGGCGAGTTTAAAGATAAAATTATCGCAGCGGCATTATTATCTTCTCCAACTATCGACAACGGTGGTATTGAGATCAAGCCTAACGTAAAGTATAAAGAGGTAATCAAGAAATTGGCTACTGATGCAATCTTGAAAGATGCTACTTGCGACTTTACTGCAACTTCAACTGTAACTTTAACTGAGCGTGTTTTACAACCAGAAGAGTTCCAAGTAAACTTACAACTTTGCAAGAAAGATTTCCACTCAGATTGGTTATCAGCTCAACAAGGTTACTCAGCATTTGATGTTCTTCCGAAATCTTTCGCTGACTTCTTAGTTGCTCACGTTGCTGCTAAAGTTGCTGCTAAAAACGAAACTAACATCTGGACTGGTGTTACTGCTAACGCTGGCGAATTCAATGGCTTTGCTACATTGTTAGCTACTGATGCTGCTCTTCCAACTGCTAACGAAGTAACAGGTACAACTGTAACTGCTTCTAACGTTGTTGCTGAATTAGGCAAAATCGTTGATGCTATCCCTGCAACTCTTTACACTAACGAAAATCTTTACATCTACGTTTCACAAAACATCGCTCGTGCTTATGTTCGTGCTTTAGGTGGATTCGGTGCTTCAGGTTTAGGTGCTAATGGTACTAACGCTCAAGGAACTCAATGGTACAACAACGGATCATTATCATTTGATGGTGTTAAAATCTTCGTTGCAAACGGTTTAGCTGCTAACACAGCAATCGCTACATTGAAAGACAACTTATATTTCGGTACAGGCTTAATGTCTGACATGACTGAAGTTAAGGTTATTGATATGGCAGATATTGATGGATCACAAAACGTTCGTGTTGTTATGCGCTTAACTGCTGGTGTTCAATACGGAATCGTTGAAGACATCGTTACTTACGGTATCACAAACTCAGCTAACTAATTAGCAAACTAAAAAAAGCACCTCGTTAATTCGGGGTGCTAATTTTTAACGTTTTAAATAAAAATTAATATGGCTTGCGATATTTCATTAGGACGCATTGAGCCTTGCAAAACGAGTACAGGTGGCTTAAAAGCCGTGTACTTTGTGAACTGGGGAGATGCGACAGGTTACACATACGATGCAACCGATACTGATGTAATTGATGCGGTAACTGGAACTCCTTCAGCTTATAAGTATGAAGTAAAAGGAAACTCTAGCTTTGAGCAAACAATTACATCTAGCCGTGAGAACGGAACAACTTACTTCGAGCAAGTTATCAACTTGACTTTGAAAAAATTATCTATTGCAGACCACAAGCAAGTTAAATTATTAGCTTATGGCCGTCCTCAAGTAATTGTGGAAGATACAAATGGTAATTTCTTTTACGCAGGCTTACAACACGGATGTGAAGTAACAGGCGGAACAATCGTAACAGGTGCAGCAATGGGCGATCTTTCAGGATACACATTGGTATTAACTGGACAAGAGCCAGTACCTGCAAACTTCTTAGGAGCTTCACTTTTAAGTGCAGGTTTCACAGTAGTGACAGGATCTTAATTAAGATTGTTTTTTGTGTTTTGGAGAGGGGCTTGATTGCCCCTTTCCCATTTTATAAACAAACGATATTAATTTACGTTTATCTATTGTGATAGTATTAAAAGAACAAGGAACGGCACAAACGGTGCGATTTATCCCTACTCGAAAAAGTAGCGGAACTTCTTTAATTTTAAGAAACGAATCAACAAACGTTTCTACCACATATTCAATTACGACAACATCAACATCTTACTATTCTACATTCTCTAAAATCTTGAGCCTAGAAGAAGGTCATTTTTACGAGATGACAATTAAGGATGGCGAAGATTTAGTTTATCGTGATAAAGTATTTTGCACAAACCAAACGATTGCAACTTATTCGGTTAATAATGGCGAATATGTAGAAAGCACTCAAAACATAATTTTCTATGAGTAACGTTCACGTTTTTAATTTTGAATCTCATAAGCCCCCGACAAGCACAGAATCTAAAAGAGATAACTGGGTGGAGTTTGGCGATGATAACGATTACTTTCAGTATTTAATTGATAGATATAATAATTCGACAACAAATAACTCGGTTATTAACTCAATCAATAAACTGATTTATGGTCGTGGCTTAGATGCAACGGATTCAAATAAGAAGCCGAACGATTATGCTCAGATGAAGATGTTATTCCGTCCTGAGGTATTAAAATGCGTTATTGCTGATTACAAATTATTAGGTCAAGGATACTTTCAATTAATCTACAACAAGGCTAAGAATGCCATTGTGCGAGTTGAGCATATTCCAGCACAATTATTAAGAGCTGAGAAATGCAATGAGAAAGGCGAAATCACGGCTTATTATTATTCTGATAATTGGAAAGAGACTAAGAAATTTCCGCCTAAAAGAATACCTGCATTCGGATATGGAGATAAAACTCTTGAATTACTTTGTGTGCGTGATTATAGTGTAGGACAAAAGTATTATTCAAACGTTGATTATATTGGTGCATTAGCTTATGCTACTTTAGAAGAAGAGATTGCTGATTATTTAATTAATGATGTACAAAACGGATTTTCGCCTACATCTGTAATTAACTTCAACAACGGAGTACCAGATGAAGAGAAACAAAGCCTAATCGCTTCAGATGTTAAGCGTAAACTTTCAGGATCAAATGGTGCAAAAATTGTAGTTGCTTTTAATAGCGATGAAACTAAGAAAACGACTATTGATTCAGTTCCTTTAAATGATGCTCCTGCTCATTACCAATATCTAAGCGAAGAATCAAGAGGCAAGATTTTACTTGGTCACTCAATTACATCAGGCTTGCTATTTGGTATTCCATCTAGCAACGGATTTAGCTCTAATGCAGATGAATTAAAGAATGCTTCTATCTTATTTGATAACTTGGTTATTAGACCAAAACAATACAGAGTTTTAGAAGCATTGGATCAAATCTTAGCATTCAACGGAGTAACATTAAACCTTTACTTTAAGACTTTACAACCTTTGGAATTTATCGATCAAAATCCAGTAATGGATTCTGCTACAATGGAGGAAGAGACAGGTGTAAAATTATCTTC